GCGCGTCGATGAGATGGTTGTCCTTATCCTCAAGTGCGGGCAGAACAAGGCCGGTCAATTGGTCAACCTTCCATGAGTAGGTTGTTAGTTCGTCAATGAGATGCTGACAACGCGGATGCACGATGATGTCGTAAGACTTGAGGAATTCAATACCCTCCTCGACGGATCGTGCGCCTTTTACCGCCGGAATAATCAGCGGAAAGCCATTGCGCTTGAGGTAACTGATAGTCTCCGGCCTGCTTGTGTCAGCCACCATTGGCCAACGCTCTGCATCCGGGATGGTCATGAACAGGTGAGGCAGCCTGTCAATCTCGACGTTCAAGCCCCATGCTTCATGGTCAATGAAGATCTCACGATCACGCACGAAGCACCGCAGCGCGCACGATGGATCGATGCTGAAACCAAAGTCAGCGCCAAGCCGGTAATCCTGCCCGGTTGAACTCTCGAAGGCTTCGATGCGCCAGTTCTTGAATACGCGCGCCTCACTGTTGCGCCGATATTGCCCGCGCCAAATGTGGTTATACTTGTCAACATCGCGCGTACGGTCGTGTTCCATCGCGACGGATAGAACGTCCGGAAACCACGGGTTGTTATTGTAATTGACTTCGTGGACAATGCTGTTCGGCGGTGGGCCATGCGGGCCACGGAACATGACATCGATTGGATCAGTCTCTAAGTATGGATTCCATGTCCAAATTAGACGAGAATTAGGCGCTCGGATTGTCGGAATGACTGTATCGATGCTTGGCTGCGAAAACGTCTGAGATTCTTCACCCCAGAATACCGTCACGCCTTCGATGGACTTGACGCCGCTGGCATTGCCCTTGATGCCTGAAAACAGAAATAGGCTATCATTCGGCCCGCGTATTTCCGTGTCGGTTATTGTGAACACACTGGACAAGCCAAGTCGGCTTATCTCATCCTCAATCAAGCGCTTCACGCTATCCTTGATCGACTTCTGTATCTCACGCCCGCAGAGGATGCGCTCGTGGCGCTGTGTGGCCTGTATGACAAGCGCCGTGGCGACTGTACGCGACTTGCCGCCGCCTCGACCACCATGCAACGCGAGGTGCCGGAACGGTTGCCAAAGCATCTCGCCATATTCCGGCATCTCGACGTTGGCGATGGTCATTTGCGGAACGTCACCTCAATGCCGGTCGGCAATGGGTTTTCAGGATCGGAGCCTAACAGCTTCTTGTCGATGATCAGGCCATAGAGTTTTGCCTTGCCCATTGCCGCGCTTACAGCGGCTCCAGGCTGTGCAATTTCCATCGCCAGATTGCGGGCTTCTTCCAATTCTTTCGCCACGCTTTCGACTGTCACAAGCGTCTTTTGAACAGCGCGTTCCCGAAGTGTCGATAGTCTTAGGGATATTTTAGGGTTTGCTAAAGTCTTGTTGGCCTCGACGCCAATGCTATTCGCCGTCATTCCCAATGCATTATACGAACGCCGATAAGCCTCCGACGCATTGCCGGTTTCCATGTACGCGAGGCAGAATGCTTCCTGCTTGGGAGTGAGGTTGGCAGTCAACGTTCCTCACCAAGCAGGAGTGCGCCAAAAATGATGATGATGAGGAGCCATGTTGGAACGAACATCACTCACCCTTCCGCCAGAGGTTTAGAAACGAATTGATGAAGCGCTGCCATAAGGTCGTATTTGGTTGCTTTGGCTCCCAAAGGGCTTTTTCAAGGCCACATAGGCTTGTTGTTCTTAATCCTTCCAGATCGTCAATACGACTAACTGGAGTGCCATTTACACCTGTTATCAATGGGTGAGAGCAGTAGTCCCAAATTGTGAACTTTTGCCATTTACAGGTTTTGCATGGGAATTGCTTACGCGGGCTTGCCTTAATTTCTGCAATTTCAATGCGCCGCGCTTCAATCTGTTCTTGGATTTGCTCCGGCGTGCGGTGCCCGCTTGGAGTAATGTTGTTTGCATGAATAAGCGCCAAGGGGAGGAAAACTTCCATCACTCGCCCTCCCAATCCATGCACCACGACGAAGGCGAAGTTGTGGGGTTATTGAACACGCCATGGGGCTTGCCGTTTTCATCCCAGACCGTGCCAACGTGCATCGGCGGGACCAGCTTGCACCAGCCCCAGTTATCATTGTTGGGATTAACGCAAAACGCATCGCAGGTGGAGCAGGTTTCGTTGGTCACTTGGCGCGCTCCAGTTTGTATTGAGCGACTGCGCGGGTGAGGTCATTTTCCTCGAATTTGGTGGGGTGCGGTTCGCCGTAGTATTCCCGCAAAATCCGCTTCACCGCCTCAACATCGGGATCAACCGGCGGCTCGATTGGTGGGGCGATCAGGGCATCGCATAGGGCCTTGAATGATCCAAAATACGATTCTCGTAGAACTTCTGGATTGCGTTGACCCCACCCGCTCCGCCTAGCCGCTTCAATCAGCACCCAATCGGCTGGCATTGTCTCTTCGCTCATTTCATATCCAGTTCTTCAAGAGTTTCTTGTTTCGGTCGAAGCATCCTAGCACCGCCCGGCCTGTGATCCAAGTGGCAAAATGCCTTAACTGCACGACATTGCTTGCGAACGTCCGGGATGCTTCGCCCCAGCCTCGCCGCAATCTGTTTCGCCGTCATGCCTGCCCGCTTCATTCCAGCCGCAACGGCCTTGTCTTCGTCTGTCCAGATCATGGTGTTTCCTTTCGTGGTTTGGGGGATTGCAGCGACTGTCACCAACTGACCCTTATCGCGGGCGCGCTACAACCACATTTATAAAAAAAGAAAGAATTAATGTATCTACACACACAAGGGACATTTGGTGACGATCCAAAACATAAAACATTATAACTGTCACCAACCGTCCCTTGTGAGCGTGCGCGCTATCCATCGCCTTCAATCATGCTGGCGATTGCTTGGCGGGCATCGTTGCGACGCAAGCGCTCTTCCTCGGCCTTCGCCTCGAACATGATATGCACTTCTGGATTGACCTTCCACGACGGAGCGTCACTGCGCTTATGCATTTGCTCGACCCATCCCATCGCCTCAAGTTGCTCAAACATGCGTGCGCCTTCGTCACGAGTTATCTTACGCATGGCGCGCGAACCACGGCTAAGCGTGCGCATGGTTATCAGGTCAAGTTTGTTGGCCAATATGTAACCTGCCACATCCTGCAACGCGTCATGATCGTCTGCCAAGCCAATGACGCCCGCGTAGAACGCAAGGCTATGCCTCATGATGTAGTTTGACAGGAAGTCAGCGACCCGCGCTGCAAGGCCTTCAGAAACGAAAATAGGCAATGGTGCATTGGCGTCATAATCCGGTGAGCAAACATACTCAACGCAATGCCATATGATGCAAAGGCGCGGGAACAATCCATCAAACTTGCCGATATGGGCCGCAAGTTTTTTATTGAACCCTTCTGTAGCCACCACAAGCTTGTGATGCTTACGCTCCATGTCAGTGCGGATACGCCTTGCTCCATCGTCAAATTGTAGCGCCATTTTTCCTGTTACGTTTTCAGGAGCGCGAAGATCATGAAGCCGCTCGATCATGTCATCATATCGGAATGCTATATCTCCTACCTCCTCATCCTTCCCAACGCTGGCTGGTTGCAGGATAACAGGAAAGAAACGCTGGATAAGGCCGTCGTCGGTAGCTTCTGCCACAATACGCCTGATAGGATCGGGCTGCACACCGCCAAGGATAGTCACTGATAGATTATCAATGATGTAACTGCCCCGACCAACGCGGTTGACGGCATATTGCCCGCCACCGAACGCGGTAAGCCAAAACGATCTATCCTTTGCGCTGCCCTTCCCGCCGCTGTATTTTTCAATGCCCCCAAACCATCCTGACAATTCATCCTGCAAACACATGATCCCTTCAGGACTATGGCGACAGACCTCTTGAGCTGCCTCCATCGTAATGTCTTCTACTCGCAGCCGGGGGCATAAAGGCATGGATTGGCCTGATTTCGGCCCTCCACCCTCTTGCCAGTCCATCATGGCCTTGTTGCCAGTGTGCAACATATCAGCATCAATGGACTTAATTTTGCCAGTTGCGGCCCGCATGATCGGGCTTTTCTTGAATGACGGATCACCGATAAGCATCGTCCATATACGAGCACTTTCTGTCCATTTTTCGTGCTGCTTAACCTTGATGCGGATGCTGTCGCGGATAACAGACGAACATGCGGTCAATGCCGACATTGCAAGTCCACCTGGATCAACCCCCATCTGGTCTGCGCGCGCTATGGAAAACTCCTCAATCAATGCGGGCAATATGCCCGATGGAAGCGATGGCGGGTTATATCGCGCCCACAAGTCCAGAGGCGCGGCTTCTGCCTTTGCGTCATCTTCTGCCTGTTTTTTGGCAGATACAAACGCACGAAGCGCAAGGCTAAACGTTGTGGCTACGCTATCAATACCTTGTGATTTCGCTTGATCGTTGAAGTCCTTATCGGTCGGGATGGCGACCGGGCAATCCAATTCCTTTGCAAGCGCGGTCATTTCAGCGCCAGCGTTCAAATCGGCAGCGAGAATAATAGGCACTCCCGCCGCGACCAGTTCGCGTGCGACAACAGCCATATTTCCCTTAGAGAATGTGACGCACACTTGATCCGGCACCGCGTCATGGATGCTGGCACCAGTTGCGAAGCCCTCACATATGATCGTGCGGCCAAGGTGCAGGCCGATGTTAAGCCGACCGCCCTTTGTGGGCGCGTGATATTGAAAGCGCTTAACCTTACCATCATCGTTGATCGTCTGGACGCTGCAAATTTCGCCGTCAGGACCATAGATCGGTAAAATAAGTTTATCACCTTCGAGCCTCGCCATGTGCGGGGGAACGCCCTTTAGGGTAAGGTATGGATGATCATCGCATTCCGTTGCGGCATTCCATCGTTGACCAGCTCGTTTGATTGCATCCGCCTCCTCGCGGGCATGATCAGCTTCGCGCTGTGCCATGATGTCACGACGCTGACGCTTGTCGTCTTCGGACATTTCGAGGGGATTTCCGCCTGTTAAAAGCGCAATTGCACCTGCGTTATCGGTTCCGTTATGCTTGGCGACAAAATCAATGACGTCACCATTAGCCCCGCATCCGAAGCAATGGTAAAATTCACGTTCCGGGATGACCGTGAAGCTGGGCGTCTTTTCAGCATGAAACGGGCAGCAACCTTTGTATTCCTTCCCCTGTTTTTTTAGGGCCACAACTTGCCCAATCACTTCCGCAATCGGAAACTTCACCTTAACGGCTTGCCAATCGTAGTTTGTCATGAGTGGGTGTGTCCGAGGCCTTTGAGAAAGTTTGATAGACGCTTCACATCGCTATATCGGGGGTCATATATGTTCCTGCTTGTCCCGTTCACCATCTTGCACAAAACGTGGTATTTCACGCCAGTCTGCCTTGAAACCTCTGCTAGATTGTAATGGGCAAGATACCCAATCACATCTCCTAATTCCAACATACCGCCCATTTTTCACTCCATGGCAAAAATTCTTTCTTGAATTGTGATAAATTTCCGCTATTGTCAACCCGCAACGTTGAACGCCCGTCGTTGCCGGGCAAGGCCAATGTGCCGAAGTGAGGTATAAGATGACAGACCTAAAGCCTTCCAAGCCGGAAGGGCGCGCGCCTATCCTGACAATCTGCGGGGATGCTGGCACTGGCAAGACCAGTCTTGCTGCAACATTCCCGAACCCTATCCTGATCCGCGTGGAGGATGGCGTTGACCGCATTCATTCGGCGGTGCCGGTGCCGGATGTGTTTCCGATTGTTCGGTCGGAAGATGATCTGCACAACCAGCTTTTGTGGCTGTTGAAGGAAGATCACAAATACAAGACGGTCATCATCGACAGCGTATCGGCGCTTGAAGCTGTGTTTACCGAAGCCATCCTTGCGCAGGATGGGCGCGCCAAAACGCTTTCGACGGCACTTGGCGGGTATGGCGCTGGGTATGCGGCGCTTGCGGCACGTCATCGGAATATCCGCAAGATGTGCGGAACGCTGAATGAACGGCGCGGCATGGCCATCGTGTTCATCAGCCATGCTGATCTTGAAACTATGCGCCTGCCTGACACCGATGATTATTCGCGGTACTCTCTGCGCCTGAATGCGAAGTCGCTTCCTGCCTACGTCGACGACGTTGACCTTGTGGGCTTTGTGCGGCTGTCGTCTGCGCTGCGCGGCGATGATGGCGAGCGCAAGAAGGTCATCAGCAACGGCGACCGCGAACTGATCTGCTACGCCACGGCGGCAAGCGTCAGCAAGAACGGCTACGGCATCACCGAACCGCTTGAACTGGAACCCGGCAAGAATCCATTGCTGGCCTACATGAAGGCCAAGCGTGCCGCAAAGAAAGTGAAGCCGGAGCCGAAGCCTGATCCGGTAGAAACCATTACCGCAGAAGTCGACGAAGATATTGACCCTGCCGATTATGCGGCAAGCGAAGAAGGGAACTGAGTATGTCATTTTGGGATTTGAGCGACGGCGAGAGCGCGGCCAACGGCGAAAAGGAATACGAACAGGCAACCGGCAACCTTGATCCTATTCCTGACGGTTCGAGCGTCATGGCGATCATCGACGAAGCCAAGTGGCAGGAAACGCGCGACCGTGACGCCGAGTTTATCTCGCTTCGCTGGTCGGTTATGGAACCGGCTGAATATGCAAACCGCAAAATCTTCCAGAAGCTTTGGGTAACGGATGACGATCCGAACACGAAGGATGCTGGCAAGATGGAAAAGAAGCGCGACAAGGCCAAGCGGATGCTTGCGGCTATCGACGCCAACTGCGGCGGAAAGCTGGCGCGCAAGGCGGCACGGCCTACTGATGATGACCTGGCGCTGGCGCTCACAAACCGCGCGATGGTCATCAAGTGCATGGTGTGGGAGATGAAGGGCACCGATGGCACGATGAACAGTGGCAACTGGATTGCAGCTGTATCGCCTAAGTCGAAGGGCGTTTCCGTGACGGCTGCGAAGGCGAAGCATGTCGAAAAGGCGTCAACGATAGCCGCTGCATTTGGCGACGATTTGGATGATGATGTTCCGTTCTGATCCAGCCTGACAATTCCCCGCTGGCAGACCGGATAAAGTCTGCCATTTTGCGAATAAAAGGATAAGCCATGACGCGAAAAGTTAGATTAGCCCGCATAGGCGGCGATTACATATGTCTTGGCATCGATACCGGAAAACGCAGCACTCGCATTTTCTTGACCGAGGATCAGGCACAACATTTGTCCAATCGCTTGCAGAGCTTTGCGAAGGGCAATTCCGGAAATGAAATAGTTGTAGAGGAAAACGAGATATGACCGAACCCGCCCAACGCTCTCCAGAATGGTTTGAAAAACGCAAAGGCCGCGTGACCGGCTCGATTGTCGGCGCGATCTTGGGGTTATCGCCATACATGACGCGCGCCGATGCAATGCGCACGATGGTACGTGCTGCACTTGGCGAACCGTCCGAGTTTACCGGCAACGTCGCGACGGAATACGGCACGGCGCACGAAAGCATTGCCATTGCAGACTTCCAAATGACAACCGAATTGCGCGTGAAGCCTGCATATTTCGTCATGCACGAGGATTGGCTTGGAGCGTCTCCTGATGGGTATGTCAGCGACGGCGGACTGATCGAAGTGAAGTGTCCATACGGCCTGCGCAATGATCCTGCTCCGATCTTCAAGGCACCGCACGAGCAACCGCATTACGTGGCGCAGATGCAAGTGCAAATGTACGTGACGAAAACGAAGCATTGCCATTTCTGGCAGTGGTCGACGCATGACGCCCGCCGCCATATCGTCGAATACGATCAAGCGTGGATTGACCAGTATTTGCCAATCCTACGGCAATTCCATGCCGAGTACCTGGACGAACTTGCGAACAATGCCGACGATCATCGCGCACCGAAGCGTGTTGAGATTGACACGCCAGAAGCGCGCAAGATGATTGCGGAATGGGATGACTTGAACGACCGCCTGGACCAGCTTGCAGAGCGCAAGAAGGACTTGCTGGCGGATATGGTGCGCGTTGCAGGAGGAAAGAACGCGATTTTTAGTGGCCGCAAATTGACCTGCACAAAGCGCGAGGGATCAATCAGCTACGCCAAGGCGATCAAGGCGCTGGCACCTAAAGCGGATCTTGAACCGTATCGCGGCAAAGGTTCTGAATTTTGGCAGGTGCGCTAAATGAAGCTACGTCCATATCAAGGCGCGGCCTGTGACGCTGCGCTAGCATGGCTGCGCCGTTCGGTTGATCCATGCTTGATTGATGCAGCTCCGGCGGCAGGCAAATCATTTATGATCGCCTACGTTGCCAACGCTCTGCACAAGATAAGCAGGAAGCGTGTGCTATGCCTTGCGCCTAGCGCGGAACTGGTGAAGCAAAACCACGAGAAATACCTCCTGACCGGCGAATACGCTTCTATCTTCAGCGCGTCGGCTGGTTCTAAATCCACGCGACATGTTGTCGTGTTCGGCACGCCATTGACCGTCAAGAACGCCATCAGCCGCTTTTGCAGGCAAGGCGAAGAGGGTTTTTGCGCTGTGATCGTGGACGAATGTCATGGGCTAACCCCGACGATCAAAAGCATCATCGAAGCCATGCGTGAAGCTAATCCCAATCTGCGCGTGCTTGGATTGTCGGGAACGCCTTTTCGGCTGGGTAGCGGATATGTATTCCGCATTTGGCCGGACGACAAAGATGGAAACGCGCGCGTCAATGGCGACGACGTGACGAAGGACCCATATTTTACGAAGTGCGTTTATCGGGTTTCAGCGCGTGAGATGCTGGATCAAGGCTTTATCACGCCGATGGATATTGGCGCGATCAATGCCGAAGGATACGACACAAGTGGAATTGAATTGCTGCCAAACGGCACGTTGAACCCGGACACGGTAGAGCGCGCGTTCGTCGGGCATGGCCGCAAGACGGCTGCAATCGTATCGGACATTATCGAAAAGTCGCGGGAGCGTGCAGGCGGGATCATGTATTTCGCCAGCACGGTACGCCATGCCGAGGAAGTGCTTGCCAGTCTGCCCCAAGGGACAAGCGGGCTTGTTACCGGCGACGATTGCAAGATGGGCACTGGCGAGACGGTCAAGCGCGACCGGCTTATCAAACTGTACCGCGATGGCGTCATTCGGCACCTAGTCAGCGTGGGCACGCTCACGACTGGCTTTGACGTAAGCCATACCAAAGTCATTGCTCTGTTGCGTTATACCGAGAGCGCCGCCCTATTGCAGCAGATACTGGGCCGCGCTTGGCGCTTGCACGATGGGAAGGCGTCCAGCCTGCTCCTGGACTATGCCGACAACGTGGAACGTCACTTTCCCGACGGCGACATATATAACCCCCAGATTAAAGCAGGCAAATCCAGCGATGGCGGTGACGGGATCGAAGCTGAATGTGAGGAATGCGGGCACATCAATCAATTCAGTTTGAAGATGGACCTTGCCGAATATCAGCGCGATGCAAACGGCTATTGCATGGACGTATTCGGCGAGCGGATCATGACGGACTATGGCCCCATGCCTGCACATTACGGGCGTCGGTGCTTTGGTATGGTGCAGGTCGGGCCGAAGGGTGAATATGACCGCTGCAATTATCGGTGGACGGGCAAGGATTGTCCTGAGTGCGGCGAAAAGAACGACATAGCCGCGCGCTATTGCTACATCTGCAAGGCAGAGATCATAGATCCGAATGACAAACTGGTCGCTGATTTCAAGGCATTGAAACGTGATCCGCATCGCCCACAGACTGACGCAGTGCTGTCGATGACGGTCAGGCCGGGTGTTAGCACGCGCGGTAACAGGACGATCCGCGCGGATTGGGTAACGCCATACCGGCAATTCAGCACGTGGCACCAGCCGGAAGCAACACATAGCAAGGGCATGCGCGATTGGACCATGTTTGAGGCGGCAACGTCTAACGGTGAGACGAAGCCCGAAACAATCAGCTACTGCAAGGATATGGAAAGCAGTTTTTATCGCATACTGGCATATAACCGGACCGCAGATGAGGAGCCTTCAAAGTGAAATTCCACCCCGACATCCCTGTTTATGGTGACATCGCATTTCGCGGAACGTGCCCAAAGGAGGAAGTCGAACAAGCTTCCTTTTTTAGCAAGTTGCGCCGGGAATATCCTGACACATGGGGGGCGATTGCGATCCATCCTCGCAATGAGGGGCTAAAGGTCAAAGGCCAGTTTAGCAGCGTCATGAAACACGCAGCGGAAGGCATGACCAAAGGGGCAAGCGATATTGTGATACCTGGATGCCCGTCATTCGTGTGTGAATTGAAGCGCTGCGATCACTCACAATCAAAGTGGCAGGATGGCCAGCAACGCTATCTCTTGGCTGCTCATGGTGCAGGCGCGTTTGTTTGTGTCGCGCTTGGCGCTGTAGCGGCGTGGGAGGCGTTCAAGGAATGGCAGGCACTGCATGGATGATCTGTTTAGTACGGAAGGCCAGAAGCGCGGCATGTGGCCTAGCGAGCAATTGGCGGCATATCTCAATGGCGAAAGCGATGGTTCGCCTGCAATCCGTAGCTGGGCTGCTATTGAGATATGGAACGCGGCTGTTTTCGTTTCAGGATTGCCGACGTTAGAAAAAAGGCGGACCGCATTGGAGAAAATCCCCGTTACGATCCGCC